TGCCCCAAGAGGTGGTTTAACGGATCCTGTTACTTTTGATGACGAAATACTTAACCGTATTGATGATTTTATTAAGGTGTACTCTACTGGTAAACGTAATATGCCAAATTTTTGTGCACACTTAAAAGATGAACCTGTTTCTTTTAAAAAGGCTAAGATAGGTAAGACAAGAGTTTTTGCAGGGGCTCCCGTTGACTTCTCAATAGTTGTTCGACAATACTATCTACCATTGGTTCGACTCATGCAAAATAATCGTTTTGCATTCGAATCTGGTCCGGGAACCATTTCCCAGTCCAAAGAGTGGGGCGATATTTATAGATATTTAACACAATATGGTACACAGAACATGGTGGCAGGCGACTTCAAGATGTTTGATAAGTCTATGCCCTCACACATGATACTGAGTGCCTTCTGGATTCTGCAAGAGATAGCCAAACATGGCGGTTACACACCAGAAGATGTGACCATTATGAAGGGCATAGCGGAAGATACTGCTTTTTCTTTGATTGATTACTTTGGTGATTTGATAGAAACTTTTAGTTTCAATCCGTCAGGTCATCCTTTGACAGTGATAATCAATGGATTAGTCAATTCGATGTATATGCGATATGCATACTTCGTTAACAATCCTGAGAAAGAGTGTGACTCTTTCAAAAGAAATGTGAATTTATTCACATATGGTGATGACAATTGTATGGGTGTATCAGACACCGTACCATGGTTCAATCACACTTCAATAGCTTCTTCCCTTAGGGAGGCTGGTATTACATATACCATGGCTGACAAGGAGGCTGAGAGTGTGCCATACATTTCAATCGATGAAGTCTCCTTTTTGAAGAGAACGTGGCGCTTTGCGCCAGAACTTGGAGATTACGCTGCTCCTTTGGAGCTCGATTCAATACAAAAAAGTCTGATGATATGGACTTACTCGAAAACTGTAGCTCCACCAGAACAAGGTGTTGCTGTTATCTCGAGTGCTATTCGTGAATACTTTTTCCACGGACGAGAAATTTTCGATAAAATGACCAAAATTTTAATTGAGGTTGTCGATGAATTAGAGTGGAATGCGTATGTTACGAACACAACATTTCCCACTTGGGACTCTCTAGTTTCCCAGTGGCATGATGCTTCTCGTAATTTGCGAGAAGATTAGTCGAACTTATGGGCTGTTGAAAGATGTCCAATCTAAACCAAATTTTCACACTTGTACATAGTTACCTATGATTTGTCATTAATCTTACGATATGTCATAATGGATGACAGGTGATTTTCGCATGAGCGTTCCTCAAAGTCCCTATTTAGGGAAGGGCGGCTGAACCCACAAGATGAACCGGAGAGATAGCGTGGGATTGCTACTCTCTGTATATAGTCCTGCTTCTACAAATGATTCTACAACGCTGGCCAGCGATACGGCTAACATGAAGGGTATGAGCAATATCACAACCGAAAATGTGATGATTCATTCCCAAAGTCCTGTTTCTCAGGACCCTAAACATAATCAGTTGACTACCACCTTCGTGGATGATAATCCAGGTGAAATTATGGCATTCAATCCAGTTAGTGATAAGACGTTTGATGACTCCGGCATGTCCGATTATGAGTTGTCTAAGTTTTTGTCCCGACCTGTTAGAATTGCATCTTATACCTGGACTGAAGGTAGTACGATACTCCAAACACTTAATCCTTGGCACCTTTATTTCAATGATACCCGAATTAAAAAGAAAATCGATAATTTCGGTTTACTGAGGGCAAATCTTCATCTCAAAGTAGTTTTGAATGGATCCCCCTTTTATTATGGTTTGGCTATGATGTCGTATGAGCCATTACCAACTCTTTTCCCTGCCGGTGTGGTCCCAGCGGGTGGATTGAATTTACTGCACCTTACTGCAGAATCCCAACGTCCAAAGATTTTTCTGGAAGCTGGATACAATAAAGGTGGTGAGATGGTTTTACCTTTCTTTTACCACCAAAATTGGATAGAAGTGAAAGAGGCTGATAATTTCACTGATATGGGCAAACTCACCATTCGCTCGTTTGGCAATTTAGAAAATGCGAATGGGGTAGCCTTGTCCAATATAGACATCACTGTCTATGCATGGGCTGAGGAGGTTGCAATTTCCGCTCCTACTGCGCAGTTGGCATTACAAGCTACAATGCAGTTAGAGGAGGGATACACAAGCGAGGATTCTTTTCTTGAGGATCTTGAGTGTGTCCTGTGCGGAGTTGGTGAATCTCAATGCCAATGCACAATATTAGATGTTGGAGATAAGATTATAGAAACCATGACCAATGGAAGGTCTAAGGGTTGTTTTCATATTCTCTATCGTCTTCTCTCGGGTGTTGGACGTATTGCATCGCGCACTCATGTTGATGATGCTCCTCGCACACTGAGATTGCAGTCTTCCTCTTTCATGGAGACTGCAGGACGCATTACTGGCGCTGCTGGTAAAGTGGCCAACAATATCACCGAATCTATCTCATCTTCCCGCCCGATGTCTCTTTTGAGAGAATCAACGGGATCCAAAGATGAATATGGGATGGGCGTGGTGTCCAAACCGGCATCTGCGATTGCTTCTTTCGCTCAAAAGATGTCAAATACACCTTACATAAGTCCCTTTGCTACCGCGACCTCACTTGTCGCTGAGGCTACTGGGCGTTTTGCCTCATTGTTTGGTTGGTCGAATCCTCCTGTGATTGAGGATGTGGTTGCCTATAGACCAAATGTTGTGCAATCTTTGGCTTCACCTGATATCAGTTATCCGACTGCCAAATTGGTGATTGATCCGAAAAATGAGTTGACCATTGACTCTCGAACTGTCGGTTTGGATGGAACTGACGAGTTGTCTATTGATTATCTCACTGGTAAAGAAGCTTACCTGGGCTCCTTCACGTGGCAACAATCTGATGCTGCGGGAGCACTACTACATGGTGCAGCTGTTAATCCATGTATGGCCTTGACTGATGTTGGGCTTGGAATGCATGGTGCACATAATTGCACCCCGATGACACATGTGTCGCGCATGTTTAAATACTGGCGCGGCGATATTATCTTTCGTTTCAAATTTGTACGGTCTAGATATCACGCTGGGCGTGTTCGTTTCACTTGGGATCCAGTTAAAGATATCACAGCCGAGACAGATACTGAAATGGTTACTTTTAACCAGGTTTATGATCTTTCAGAGGATGGTGATATAGAAGTTAGAATCCCTTACACACAAGCGACGCCCTTTTTGAATGTCCCCAATTATAACTATCGGTTTGCTGCTGCTGGAGTAGCACCGGTAGCGGGGTCAGACAACGGCTCATGGACAATGCGAGTGCTGAATAGACTCACAGCTCCAGACGCTACGTCTGATGTTCGTTGCAATGTTTTCGTGCGGGCTGCTAACAATTTTGAACTTGCAGAACCCGCTGATTTAGCCAATGAAGAGTATACGTATTTTAATACTTTGGAATCTTCCACGGTTATGGATACGAATCAACTGGCGAATATGAATGATATGGGAGATAAAACATACTTGAGTAATATGGGTGAACGCATTCGATCCTTGAGATCTTTGCTGAGACGAAGTTGTTACACTCGTTTGCTCACTGCGGAAAGCGCAACTGGTATCAATACTATTACCGCCTCCGTTTCTGGTCGAAATCCTTTACAACCGGGTTTTGATCCTAATGGTATTCATTCTACCTTAGCACTTAACAGCTACAATTATGTTGTGCACAATCCTATAACTTGGTTGTCCCCTTGCTACGTTGGACAACGAGGTGGAGTTGTATGGTCGATCATTCAACATGCGACCGATAACGCACGTATGATATATGCGGCTCAACGAGTTCGCACTACACGTACTGCTGCCGACCATTCACTGTTTATTTCATCAGCTGCTGGTCTTAATATAACAAACCATCTTGCCGTTACTTGGCCAAAAATCTACGGCACCGGGGGTGGTGGTGCTGTTACACACTCCGAAACATGTGCAGGTCTTTCTGTGCATGCCCCTTTCTATTCGAGATATCGGATGGAAGATACTGATCCTACTACTCGAGTTTTGGGTAACTCCACTCTCGAAACAGACACGGACAGTCTCGCTATATATCAACGCTCAATTCACACTGGCACCTATAATGCTTACTATTTGGGAGCCACTTTATACTGTGCTGCGGGCATTGATTTCAATCTTTTCTTCTTTAAGAATATTCCTACGATGTATTATACCCCAATTCCTGCATCTAGGGCGACGTAAAATGTACTGGCGTACTCGGTACATCTCCTCATGGAGTTTTACGGGCACTATGGTCTTTTGACCCCTTTTTTCTCATCAAGTTACTTTGATAGGTTTCAAGCGGTCGATTGACCGTGGAATTTGCCTATGTTAAGTACGATATTTAAAAGGAGTGCCTAGTTAGGTACTGTTTCCA